AATAGCTATTACAATGATATTAAATAAGTCTGTCATGATTACCTCAATGTAATGAGAGCCACCCCAGTATGAGGTGACTCCCAATGTTATAGTTATACGTTGTTAGATTCTGGAGATTCATCAGCTTCATGTTTCTGAGTCACCTCATTGTTCTGACCATTTAAGACAGATTGGATAAGTTTTTCTCTGTCTAGATCCTCTAACAACTTAGCACCTGACTTAGCAGATTGCTCAGAATATGTTTGGTATGTATCTCCAGTAGTTGCTAAGTACCACATCTCGATAACCTTAGTGATTCTTAGATTATCTTGAGCAACATCGATGTTAGTCTTACCAACTTGAGCAAGATGACGTAACTGTGTATCTGTGTCACTGTTCTTGCCCAATGCTCGATCTAGGATACGCCGTTCAGCCTTTGCGATCTGATTACCTCCAATGTTTAACTGTCTGGTAATAGCATCATTAAACTGACCATTCTTATCAGTCTTACGAGTACCCCAAAGTAAAGATTCCCAATATGGAACAGCTGACATTTTGCCAACTGGAATCATTTCATCAGTTTCTTCCCATATGGTATTACCAAGAGAATCTTTACCATTAGCCTTTCTATGAACATGCTTCTGACTATCAATGTCATATTGCATCTCATATGGATTATGTACCATGTCATTACCCATCATAAAGTTAAGTACATGTAACATGCATAACTCAACTCCTCTTGGTGAAGATAGTTTGGAAAGAATAGATTGAATAGTCTTACTTTCATATTCTTTCTGTAGTTTCTTATAATCGTTAATTAATTCATCTTTACTAAATCTAGTACTAGTTACTTCTATATTATTATCTAAAGCCATTATGACCTCCTATATTAAAATTAAAATGAAGTACACACACAACGATATGTACAGGTTCAGAACCCTATAAATCTGACATGGTTCCTCAATTCCGAAACAACTCCGTGAGTTGCTTGGTGCAGAAAAGGGAACAAAGTTTTTGTGACACAGCCGAGAGTTGCAGAAAGAAAAAGAAAGAAGTGTGTGTCAGAAAAAGTTTGCAAGCAAGGGAGAAATAAATCATGCTTGCCTTTTCTGGATTTCGGTCTTGAGGGTTCTGGCAGATTTGTAGGACGGTCATCATGCCTATGATACAATCGTTAGATGTGTGTGTATTCGTGTCAATTGTGAGTAAGATTCTACGATTATCTAAGCGATATGTAACGTAGTGTGTGTTTAGGAACGACGACACACCGAAGTGGAATATTGCTTACTATTCCGAGAACCCGAAGGGCATGCGTCTGCATTGCATATCCTGACACAAAGCTGGTTACACGAAGTGCAAATATTAAGAATCTTGAATTAATGTATTGACATGAGCAGAATAAATGACGCAGAATGATCGGCATGGAACTTACAAGGATAACAGAGAAACAGAAGAAGCTAGTTGATACACTAGTAGCAAAAGGATGTAGTGTAAAACAAGCCAGTGAAGAAGCTGGATATGCACAAGGAGAATCAGGTAGAGTCAGTGCAAGCAAGGCGTTGAAGACACCACATGTGCAACAGTATATGATGCAACAGATAGCAGACAGTATAGGAATCAATGCTACGATAGCCAGTAATAAACTACTAAGACTAGCAAGTGGAGCTAAATCTGAGTATGTACAGCTTGAAGCTAGCAAGGATATACTAGATAGAGCTGGGTTTAAAGCACCAGATAAAGTAATGCATAGCCATGTAGGCAACATAAACGTTAAGATAGACTTGAGCTGATTATTGTCTGTAAGCTACACAGGTATAGGGGCTACCCCAAAAAGTAGCACACCTACAAATAACAATGGTATAGCCCTAGCATTTTTTTCCAAAAAGGTACTTCATCACAGAAAAGAAAAAGGAGAGTAACATGAGAGTAGGAGTTATGATGGCTGGTCTGTTAAAAAAGTTATTGCATACAAAACAGAACGTAGATAGTCTTTCTGAAGAGGAGATAGTCAATGGCGAAGACACCACTGTGGCAAAGAAAGGGAGGGAAGAATCCCAAAGGCGGTCTAAACGCGGCAGGTCGAAGGTCAGCAAAAGCTCAAGGGATGAATCTCAAAGCACCAGTAAAGTCAGGCGACAATCCTCGAAGAGCAAGCTTTCTAGCAAGAATGGGAAACGCTCGAGGACCGGAATACAAGGACGGAAAGCCGACTCGACTTCTTCTCAGTCTAAGAGCATGGGGAGCATCAAGCAAAGCCGACGCACGAAAAAAAGCGGCGGCAATAAGTAAACGCAACAAAGCTAAGAAAAAGAAAGGATAGCAAATGCCTGGACATTATGGTGGAAACACAATGGGATCAGCTCGAAAGAAAAAGAAAGAGAATGGTTCTAATGGAATGAATGGTTTAACAGCCAAGCAAAAGACTCTTCCAAAAAATTTACAGATGCTAATTCTAAAGAAGAAAAAGAAGAATGGCAGTTAACGAGGCTGGTAATTATACCAAACCAAAGATGCGTAAGGCTTTATTCAACTCTATAAAAAATAGAGCTGTTCAAGGTACGGCGGCTGGTAAGTGGTCAGCACGAAAAGCACAACTTCTTGCAAAGCTTTATAAGAAGCGTGGAGGTGGTTATACCTAGTGATCCAAAAGTAGGTACTGGGAAAAAACCAAAAGGATCTGGTCGTAGACTTTATACAGATGAGAATCCTAAAGACACTGTTTCTATAAAGTATGCAACAGTTGGTGATGCCAGACGTACTGCTAATAAGGTAAAGAAGATTAATAAACCTTATGCGCGAAAGATACAGATACTTACTGTTATGGAGCAAAGAAGTAAGTATGGTGGTAAGCCAGAACAAGCGCGTATTGCAAAGATGGCAAAGATTCAACTGAGAAAGAAGAAGAATGAAAAAGTCACAACGTAGTTTAAAAGCATGGGGGGAACAAGATTGGCAAACCAAAAGTGGCAAGAAGTCTTCCGTGACTGGGGAAAGATATCTACCAAAGAAAGCAATTCAAGCTCTTTCAGCAGAAGAGTACGCAAGAACCACAGCCGAGAAAAGAAAAGCAAAGAAGAAAGGGAAACAATTTTCTTCACAACCAAAAGCAATAGCAAAAAAGACAGCTCTCTATAGGAGATTCTCATGAGCTTCATAAATAATCTCAAACCAGAAGAACATAGATATTTAAGACGTATAGTTAAAGAAATACACTTCCAATACTTTGATAAGAAACATGGAGCTTCTTTCGTCACTAATAAAATGCTGGATAACATTATAGAAAATATTGGACCTGAAGTTGCAGAGTCAATGATAAGAACTGGTGTAGATAAAGGTGACAGAGTTTAAGTACAAGCCTGACGGCAATGTTCTAAAAAATTTTATGAAGGATGATAGTTTCTTTCGTGGTATCCGCGGCCCAGTTGGTTCT